ATGCGGTGCTCATAAGCCTCGTGGTCGAGGTAGAGAACATTGTTCGGCAAATCGAAGCATTTGACGAAGGCGGTCGGGTCGGGATCAAAGCCCCAATCCAGCCCAAAGAGCGGGCGAGCGGCCGGCGGGAGCTCAATCGCGCCTTCGCTCCAATTGGTCAGGATCGCCGCGCCTGAGGCGTTGCGATATTCGCCCTCCCATATGTGCAAATAACCGGCCTTGTCGCGGCGCTTGTCGCGCTCCATGGCCGCCATCATGGGCGTCTGCGCGAAGACGGGGTTGTCGCGCCATGACACCCGCTGAATGACGGCGCTGTCGGGCGGGAACAATCCGCGGAACATCTCATCGACCGGATCGGCCTTGTTGCGCGGGTTCCATATGAACCAGACCTCGGAGCAAACCTTGCGGATGGTGGGGATCAGATATTCGAGCGAGAGCGCGCTGATCGTTTGGGCTTCCTCAACGAGGCATATGTCGACACCCTCGAGGCTCTTGATGCTGTCGGGGTTGCGCGCCAGGCCGATGAAAAAGAAATGCGCGCCGGTGCGGCGGTGGCCTATCCATGACACCTCAATAATCCAGTCGTCTTGGCACCCGGCGGCGAATATGACGCCGACGATAACCTCGCGAACCGACTGGCTCAGCGTGACCATGAACTCGCGGGCGCAAGCGATGCGAAGCTTGCGGCTGTAGCAAAGCGCCACCAAGACGGCGATCGCGGCGTAGGACTTTCCCGAGCCACGGCCGCCGAAGAACGCCTTATAGGTTGCGGCGCTGAACAGGCCGAAGAACGGAGGTGCGAGGCCCTTGAGCAAGAGCGCCAGCCCCGGCGGGAAATCCTCGCCCATGCGTCAGGGCTTGACGATGCGGCGGGGGCGGTCGCCGAGCGTCAGTTGCTCGAGGCCGAGTTTGGCCAGAAGCGAATAAACCCCGGCGAGAGAACAGGAGATCGAGGCCATGGCTGTGCTGCCCAAGAGGGCTTGGCGGCGGGTGCGATTAAGCGTCATCGGTCGGGGCCTGGGGTTCGGGTTTCGGGATGGCGGCGGCGGCAATCATCGCGGCGAGGTCGGCATAAATTCCGACCATTCCCGCTGGCGTCTCGGGCGCCGTGCCTTTCATATCGACGGGGATGGCCGTTCCGCCTGGGCCGCTATGCTCGAGGCGTTTCGGCTCGTCCTTGAACCCGTCCTGATTCCTGAGCAGGAATTGACCGGCCGAGACGCTCGGGCCGGACATGACCGGGTTGAGCGCCTTGGTGATAAGAGCGCCGGCGATGCGGGCGTTGAGCTTGGCTTTCGCCGCGACCATGCCCTCGCCGTAGTATTTCGTGAGCGTCGGCAACGAGAGCCCAACGGACACCGCGATTTCGGCGAACGGGACGCGATAGGCCGCCATCGTCTCGGCCGTCTTGCGGATTTGGGCGCTCGGCTCATGCGGCGGGTGGCCAACCGGGCGCGGCGTCACCTCAGCGGCCGGCGCCTGGGGCTGCTCTGGCGCTTTGACGGTCGGCGGCGGCAATTTGAGCGACTTTTTTGCCTTGCGCTTTCCCGCTGATTTCTTGGCGGATTTCTTTGATCGTGGGTTGAGCGCCAAAAATATTCTCCGAATTCAAGGATGGTCGGAGTTTACTCCGTGGGGATATTTCCCCATAAACAAACCACGGCAACCGCAACCCAGGACGAAGACCATGACCGCCAAGATTGAAGCCTCCAAGAGCTACTCGACCCGCTCCAACGCCATTAAGGCCGCGCGCAAGGCCCTCGGGCATGACGCCAAGGCCAACGAGCAATTCCTGATCGTTGAAATCGAAGGCGGCTTTGCCTTTGAGCCGGTTCGCGCCTCGCGCTTCGCCACGGCCTCGATCGCCCGCATTGACGACGAGACGCCCGGCATGAAGCGCCTGCGCGCCAGCAAGGACGCCGAGAAGATCCGGCTCGCCAACCTGGCCGATCAGGAACATGGCCGCGCCGAGGCTCTGGCCAAGATTGAGGCCAAAGCCGCCACGGAGATCAAAGTTACGCCAGATGCCATCTTGGCCGATGGCACGATGATCGAATTGAAGACCGCCAGCAGCAACCGCCGTGAGATTGCTAAAGCCCCCCGCGAGTCCGTCAATGCCGCCAGCAAAGCCCAGGCGCCCGCCAAGCGCGAAAAGAACGCGCCGAAGGATGGCACCCGCGCCCGCAGCATTTTCGACATGCTGGCGCGCGACGGCGGGGCCACGGCGAAGGATCTGGCCGCGTCAGGCTTGAAAGACGTCAGCGTCGCGGTGTGGACCCACCGGTTCGCTGAGCGCTACGGTTTCGACGCCGTTATCACCAAGGACGGCTCCGTCGATCGCTGCGCTTTGGCCGCCAAGGCCAGCAAGGCCGCCTGAGGCCACATCAGCCCCCGCGAGAACATCAGCAGCGCCCTCAGGGGCGCTGTCGCCGTCGCTGACCATCTCTGCCTCAGGCTCGCCGAAGTCACAGACGCCAACCGCCTCAGTCGCCCGGCGCGGGTCACCTTTGACGAAGACGAGGATATTTTGGTGCGTCTTGCCGAGCTTGCGGGTCGCGGCGAATTGCTTGCCGGCGCGGATCGGCAATGAGCCGGCGGCCGTCACAAGGATCGCCTCGTTGTAAAGCTCAGCGCCGGCGTCGCGGAAGGCCCGGATCGTCTCGCTGACGAAATCTCGATACATGCCGCGCGAATCGCGGAAATCGCCCACTATGAAACAGGCGAACCGGTCAGGCTTGAGCCGCGCGACAGCCGCTGCAATGATTTGGCGATAGGCGCGGACAAAGCCATCGTGGCCCATGGTCGAGAGGTCGTCAGGATTGTCCGAGTAAACCTCAAGGTCGCCATAAGGCGGGCATGAGAAGATGAAATCGGCGTCGACGTCGAGCGCGGGGATCGTCTCGGCGCTGTCGCCGACGATCCATTCCGGCATGATGGCGTCGGCGCAAATCTTGGCGGCTTGCAGGCGGTTCGCGGCAACCTGTTCGGGCCTGAGGTCGCACCCGAGATAATGGCGGCCGAGACGACCGGCGACAATGCCGCGCACGGAGCCGCCGGCGAACGGATCGAGGATCAGGCCGCCGGGGGGGGCGAACCAGCGATAGGCCAGTTCGCATAAGACGGGATCGAAGATTGAGGTTCCCGTCCCGGCCGCCTGGGCCTCAGCGCCGGCCGCATATGAGCCGTCCGGCTGCTTGAACTGATAGGCTGAGTTCGGGCCTGTGCCACCGCCGGGGATGGCGCTCTTGCCGGCCTTGGGTGCGATCTGATCGCAAAGGCCACCCTTTCCGATTGTCGCGTTCTTCGGCAGCGACGAGGCGTCGATCTGGTCGCATAAGCCCCCTGCCCCAACCTTGCCCGAGCGGACCGCAACGGCGTCGGCTTTTTTCTTGGTCAATTTATGCCCCCCCCCGACGACATGCTCGCCGCGCATTAAATCTTGTCCGAAGGTCCGGGCGTCAGGTTTGCGCGCCATTCTTGGTCCCAACTGTGCAACTTAAACGATCAATCCATGAAAACCGGGCGTTTGAGCGCAATTCCGGTTTTATCCGAGCGGTGGGCCCTCCGCATTTTGCGCGGCTGGACTCAACCCCAGGTTATGCTTTGGCCAAAGGCTTCCCCGCGCCATTGCCGCGCGCCTTGGACTTGGAATAATTGGCCGCCGGCAGGGCTGAGCCGCCGGGCGTGGCGTTGGCCTTGCGGGGCTTGCTCTTGGCCGCGAACGCTTTGAGCTTGTCTTGGTTCTTGAAGCTCGCTGTGGCCTCGCCCGCCTTGGCCTTATCGCGGTAAAAATCTGTGTTGGCCGTATGCTCGCTGTGCATCGTCAGGCCGCCGCCGTCAGCGATGAACCGATCCGACTTGATGGCCTCGCGGCGCTCAATCGCGCCCTCCATGCCGCCAAGGTTCGCACCCCGGCCGAGTTCCGATTGGATGCCGAGCGCCAGCCAGGCGCGTTTGCGATCTTGCCACCAGCCATCGCGGGCGCTCAGGACCGAGAACGGGGGGACGCCGAAGCGGGCCGACAAAGAGCCAGTAACCGCCAGCGATTCCGCCTCGGGCTCGGGCTCGTTGAGGCCGAAAATGTCATCAAGCGACGTAGCGTCAAAACCGATCAGATCGAGGTCGAAATCGTCGGCCTTCAACTCGGCCAGTTCGATCCGCAAAAGATCCTCGTCCCACCCGGCATTGAGCGCCAATTGGTTGTCGGCCAGCACATACGCCTGTTTCTGAGCCTTGGACCAGCCGCGCGCCACCATGACGGGGATTTCAAGGATGCCGAGTTGCACCGCAGCCATGACGCGGCCGTGGCCAGCGATCAGGCCGCCGTCCTCGTCAATGAGGACCGGGATCGTCCAGCCAAATTCGCGGATCGAGGCAGCGATTTGCGCCACTTGCTCAGGCGAATGCGTCCGGGCGTTCCGGGCATAAGGCGCAAGGCTCGAAACCGCGCGCCGCTCGACCGCATCGGCCGGCCATTTGTTCAAATTCATGCTGTTTTTGGCCCCTGTTCGAACATGGTCGATTTTGAAAACCACAAATCCCTTATTTCTCTAGGGTTTGCTGGCGAAAAGCCCTCGCGGTCCAAATTATTCCCCCCTCAAAATCGCTTCGCGGGGAAATATCCCCGAATAATGATTGCGACTGTCGGGAAACGCTGTAGTTTTGGGGCTGGCTCGTGCCGCCCAGGGGCTCAGGGGCCTTTCAACCGCAAATGGAGAAAAATCGATGGCTTATTATTCGAACAATCCCGCCAATTTCGACACGGCCCGGAGCCTGACGGAGGACGAGATGAGGCGTCTTGCGCCCTCTATCTTTGCCGTAGAGGCTCATGAGAGCCGTTCTGATCGGTTTAAGCCGATCCCTACAATCGAGATCATTCGGGGGTTACAGCAGGAAGGCTTTATGCCTGTTGCCGTGAAACAGTCTCGGGCTCGGGACGAGGGCAAGGCTGAGTTCACCAAGCACCTGATCCGGCTTCGGCGCATTGAGGACGACGCCAAATATCAGGTCGGCGACAATGTTTGCGAAATCAACCTCAAGAACGCGAACGATGGATCGAGCGCCTATGACCTCATGGCCGGGCTGTTTCGCATTCGTTGCCGCAACTCTCTTGTTTCGCAGACCGCCACGCTGGATAGCGTCAAGGTTCGCCACTCTGGCGATGCGCTCGCCAAGGTAATCGAAGGGACGTATCGGGTTCTCGGCGAGGCTCAAAACCTTTTGGCCGCCCCTCAGGATTGGGGAAAGATTGTCATGGGTGCCGACGCGAAGATGGCGCTGGCCGAGGCCGCGCACGTCTTGCGGTTTGGCGACGCCAATGGCGAGACGCACACGGCTATCAAGCCGACGCAATTGCTGACGGCGCGGCGCGAGGGCGACACCGGGAACGATCTTTGGACAGTCTTCAATGTCACCCAGGAAGCTTGCCTCAAAGGCGGCCTCAGCGCGCGGCCAGCCGGCTATCGGGACGCGGCCGGCATATGGCATCCGGCGAGGACGACGACCAGCCGCGAGGTTAAGGGCGTCGATCAGGACGTGAAGTTGAACAAGGCCCTGTGGGTCTTGGGCGAGCGGATGGCTCAAATCATGGGCCAAGCCAAGGCGGCATAATCCCCAACACATTCAACGAGGCCGCCCTGATCTGATCGGGGCGGCCTTTTTTATTTGCGATTTCCCGACCGACGTGGGGATGCTGGAGTTTACTTGTGGGGATATTTCCCCATAAATAGACAAACCAACCGCAACCGCAGGGACCAAGCAAATGACCGCAAATCTCAAGCTTCTCGGATGGGCCGCCGTTGGTTGCCTCAAGCTCGCCGGCCTCGCGCTCGCTTGCGGCGTCAAGGCCGCCGGTTGGACGCTTCTGGCGATTGCCTTTCCGGCCTCAGTTGCGACCCTCGCCGTTCTCGGCGGCCTTCTCGTCAACGGCTGACCGCTTGCTCAGGCCCCCGGCGAAAGCTCGGGGCCTCGGCGAGCGATTCCCGCTTGATGGAGCAGAAACCATGCACATTCACGTCATAGACACCGAGACGACCGGGCTTGATCCCGAAAAAGATGCAGTCGTTGAATTCGCGGCCGTCAAAATCGTTGAGGCCAAAGCATTAGGCGCCGGCGGTGATCAAACCTTCTGGCACGTCAAAGCCAGATGGTCGTCTTTCGTGGATCCAAGGCGGCCTATCCCACCCGAGGCAAGCGCCGTTCATCACATCATCGACGCCGATGTTGCCGATGCGCCCGCGCTCGGAAATGCCGTAGCCAACGTCTTTGGACCCGACTGGCCAGATGAAATCGACATTCTCGCGGCGCATAATTGCCGCTTCGATCTCGGCTTTCTGCCCATGCTGAAAGACAAGCGGTGGATCGACACCTATCGGTGCGCTCTGCACATCTGGCCCGACGCTCCCAGCCACAGCAATCAAGCCCTGCGCTACTGGCTCAAGATCGATTTGCCCCGCGATGGGGCACACAGGGCGCTCGCTGACGCCACGGTCACCGCTCATGTTCTTGTCGCCATACTGCGCGAGCGGACGGTCGATGATCTGATTAAACTTTCAACCAAAGCCGTGGTCTTGCGCAAGGTTGGCTTCGGGAAGCACTTCGGCTCGCTCTGGACCGAGGTTCCCCACGACTATCTCTCATGGGCCGCGAAGCAAGACTTTGACCCGGATGTTCGCTTTACGATCAAAAGCGAAATCGCCCGTCGCTCGAAGGAGTTCTGAACCATGACGGCCCAAGCCATAGATCCATTCCGCGCATTCACTGAGCGCGTGGCGCGCCTGACGATCCCCGACGCTGACGACCTGAGCATCGACGGGGCGTTCGATGAGGCATCAGCCCTCGCCGGGCTCATCGCCGAGGCGCACAAGCTGTTGCACCCCGAAGCCTATTATGCCGAGGACGAGCCGCTCTCGGCGGCCGACAGCGCCAAGGTTGATGCGGCATGGGAGCGGCATAAGGCCGCCGCGCCGGCACCTGTCGCCGACGCGCGCCTGTTCAATTGTTGCACAGATTGTGCGGCACCCGATTGGACGCACTTCGCTGTGCTGATCGTCGGCGGGTGCATGGACGATCCGGAAGACCCCGGCTGCACCTTGGGCCTCATTGACGACGCCGAGGCTCAATTCTGGACCGTTTACGGCCGGGACGAAGACGGGATCAGCGAGGCAATCACCGATTGTCCGACCCGGGCCGACGCTGACGCCGTGGCGCTCGAACTGGCGGCCTTGTCCGGATTGGAGATTTTGAAATGAGGCGCCTAGGAGACGAAGACGACGAGGCCGAGCGCGACGAATGGCGAGCCGAGGCCCGCGAGGAAGCAAAGGCCCGCTCCCGCCGCTGCGTTTGCGACACGGACGGCACCATGCCTGGCCATTGCCCCGGCCCTGACCAATGCCCCTATTCGGGCGAGGGCGAAGCTGAGCCTGAGGCCGACCCGCTCGATGATCCGGCGAACTGGCCTGAGGGCGAGTGCACCTGTTTCCGCGACCCGCCGTGCAATTGGTGCATGGAGTTGACGGAGGCGCATGTCGAATATTTGGACTCCCACGATAGGAAACGGCCATGAACGCCCACGCCAAAACCCAAGGGACCGGAACGGCCCTCGTCACCAAGGCGACGGTCGTTGAAATGGTCGGTTATCGAGACGAGGCGATCGTGCTTTATCGCGCCGCCTTTGAGCAAATCGCAGCGGCTGACGAGGCCATAAAGGCCGCTCATGCGATGGTCAAGAATTTCAGGGCGGAGAATCGCCTCGGCTATAACGAGCCATGCGACGACCTGAAGGCGTTTTCCAACGCCGTCAATTTGCCCGACGCGGCCTTGTTTATGAAGGTCGCCGAGCGGCTGACCGACATTGCTTTTTGGACTTGGCTCATTGAGCGGGCCGACCTCGCCCGGCTCATGGACAAAGAGGCCAAGGAGGAACTGCGCGCTCAGTTGCGCTATGAGCCCGAGCGGCCGAAGCGCCGCTATGAGGTCATCGACAAGGCTGAGGCCGCCAAGAGCTTTCCCCCGGTCACGGTCGAAAACGTCTTGGCGACGATCGAGGGTTTCACCGGCCAGGCCGATTTGATTTTTCAGCGGGGGATCGCCAACGCCTTCTCAAAACTGGACCGGCGATTCCGCAGCCATGACGGCTTCAAGATCGGGGGCCGCGTCATTCTCTCGCGGCTCATGTCTGACGGTTGGTGGAACCACCACAGCAACCACCGCGACACTTTGACCGATATTGAGCGGGCCTTCGCCGTCTTGGACGGCAAGCCTGACCAATCGTTCAAGGGGGCCGAACTGGCTATGAGTGAGGCGCGAGGCGGGGTTGGCCGGCGGGACGCCTTCAAATGCGAAACCGAATATTTCAGGATCAATTGCTTCCAGAACGGCAACGCTCATTTGTGGATGAAGCGGGCCGATCTGGTCGGCAAGGTCAACCGGCTGCTCGGCGAATATTATGGCGAGGTCATCCCTGACGGCGCCCAAACCGAGGACGACCCGCTGGCGAACAAGAAGACGACGCTCGCAAAAAACTATGGCTTCTTCCCGACGCCCGATGCGGCGGCCGAGATGCTTATCAAAGCGGCCTATCTTGGCTGCTTGCCGGCGAGCGCCCGCATATTGGAGCCAAGCGCGGGGTTCGGGGCTCTATCGAGCCGCTGCGCCAAATTCGGGCGCGTCGATTGCGTTGAGATCCATCCAGATCGAGCGGCAGCCCTGAGGCAATCGCGCAACGTGGTGCGGCTCTATCAATGCGACTTCCTGACGCTGACGCCAGCAACGACCGGCCTTTATGAACGCATCGTCATGAACCCGCCATTTGATCGGGAGCGAGACATTGACCATGTGATTCACGCCTGGGACTTTTTGGCGCCGGGCGGCCGGCTCGTCTCAATCATGAGCGCCGGCACCGAATTCCGCGAGACGAAAAAGGCTATCTCCTTTCGCGCCATGGTGGAGAAGTATGGCGAGTTCCGAGACTTGCCAGACGGCTCGTTCGCTTCGGTTGGAACCAACGTCAACACGCTGATCCTGACGCTTAAGAAGCGCGCCGTCTAAAAATGGGGATCGCCGGCGAGGCGCTCGCGAAGCGCCTTGTTGTCGATCCCGGCCTTGATATTGGCCGCCATGCCGTCGATCCCGGCGCGGCTCTCGCGCAAAGACCGGATTTGATGGGCGTTGAGGTCGCCAGGATGCTCAGCAATGGCCGCGTTTATTTGGGCGCTGATCGCCTTTAATTTCTCGCAAATGTTAGCCACTGAATTCCTGAAATGGTTGGCGCGGTCCAAATCCAGCCTTGAGCACCAGCGAGCCTAAAGCCGAAGTCTCGGCACAAACTGGAAAGCAAAACTGGAAATGGACCGCGCTTTGACGCAACCGGACGGGACCAACCAACCGGCGCGATCTTGGTTGCGGGGGCAAGATTTGAACTTGCGGCTTGGCGGGTATGAACCGCCCGCTCTACCTGGCTGAGCTACCCCGCGAAACTTATGATTTGACCAACGAGGCCTCCGCTCGGCGGATCAGCCATGCGGCCAACTCGAGGTCATTGTGAGCGGCGCTCTCGGCGCCCGCGTCAGTCTTGACCGCCTCGACATAATCGAGCGCCCGCTTGAGCAAATTGTGTGAGGCCCGCTCGTTTTGCATTGCGTTGCTTGTCTCATGCGACATGAGGGCGTCCTGAAATGGTGGTGCCGGGTTGCGCCCGGCCGGCATGGTTTGCGGCCCCATGCCTTGCAGCGGCCTTTTGCCCGTCATGTCGGCGTCGCGTCTCCCCTGTCGTAAGCCCTTGGGGAGCGTCTATCCATCCGAAGCGCGAGCGCCGGGAGAATGCCTCTCTGTGTCGGGGTCCGGTTGTCCTGCCCTTGTCTCGCGAAAGCTGGCGCCATTGCGCCGGGCCGGGTTCCCCTGGGTGAGATCGTTGGCCTCTTGGGGCCGAAATGGTTAGGGCCGCCGCCCGTACGTCCGGGGTCGGCGGCCCTTGTCAGGCTGGATTGAACATTGCCGCTGTTCGCTTCACCCGGTAAGGCCCCAACCTTCAGCGGTCGGGCAGGATCGGCTGGGCTGATCGTCCGAAAGGCAACGTCAGGGCGGGAGCCTTGACTTCACCGAGGACGATAAGAGCGCGCGGCGCTCCCCTTCGGCTATCTCGTCACATGACCGACTCCTTGGGAGGCGCTGAGTGATTCGCAATTTCGTCTGATGGGCTTTTTGACCACAAGTTAGAATCCCGGTCAAGCTCCGTATGGAAATTTCCCTATCACAAATCAAATCTCCGGGCCGCTGGCGGCCGATGACGCCTCTGGCGGAGGTAAGAGCCCCCAAAAATTAGCAAGCGCCACAAGCGCCCGCCTAAGGTCGTGAAGCGCCACCGCCTCGGCTTGCTTTTCGCCGCGATAGGCCGAAACCTCGCGCCCAACGTCCGCCGGCTCGCGGTCATGCAATACAATCGCCTCGAGTGGGGGGCGATAATCAACCGGGACAGCCTCAAGCGCCGCCCGATAAATTCCGAACGCATTACTTGCCGCCTCGGTCCCTAGAAGGCCGATGCCTGAGCCGCCGAGCGCCTCGCGGGTCGGGTCGGCCGCGCGAACAGCGCCAAGGCCACAGTCGCGCCAGTTTTGACGGAATCGGATGCCGGCCATGCAAAAGGCGAGGTGGCGCGTCGGGTCCTTGCTGTCCAGCTGCTTGTTGCGGCAAAGGCGCGCGAACGGATCATCCGTTACTCGGACCCGGGCCATTTCCGCATCAACAGTTTTGAACTCGCTGCCCTGGCTGATTTGCTCTTTGGTCCGGATCTTCTGGACGTCAGCCGCGCCGCCGGCTTGAAGCAACCGCTCAGGGGTTGGCAATGCGGCCTCTCGATAGCCGAAGCCCTTGAGCCGGGCGAGCGCCGCGCCGGCCCTTGCGAGCGGCGCCCTGGCGGCGGCTCGCTCGGCCCGCTCGTCTTCGGCGAGGCGCTCCCGGCGTTCGCCGCGCGCAATCACAGCGTCAATATCGCCATTATTCCGGCACCCAAGCAGCGACGGCTTGATTGTCACATCGTCCCCGATCCGGAAACCGACACCGCGGATCGAAACCTTCTTGGGAGGCGCCGGCGGCTGAGCCGCCACCGGTTGAGCAACATGACCGCCGCCGAGCGAAATGCTTTTCTTCTTGGCCAAAACTTCCCCCTAATGATCGAAACAAAACCCAGCCTCACGCCACGTCGGCAATCGGTATTAACAGCTTCGCGGCGCGGCGAACCTCAAAAGTGAACTGGTCTGAGCGTTTGCCCCCAATCAAAGCAACCCGGCATTGCAAGACTTCCTCCGCGAAAATCTTGGCGTGGCGCTCTTGAGCCTCAGCGATAGCCTCGCGGCTCGGCCGATTGTCGCCTTCCCACTCAATGAAAAAATCGGGGTCTTTGCGCGCCGCCTCATAACTTGCAAAATCGTTGAGGCGCTTTGCAGCGAGGGCCGCGCTCGCCTTACGCTCAGCGACAAGACCGTCAGCCCATATGCAAACCTCGGCGATGACGGGGGGGAATTTGCTCTGGCGGATCAGGTTGCGGGGGTCGCGCATATCGAGCAAGGCCCCGGAGACGAACGCCGGATATGAGGTCAAGACTTGGATAAGCGCCTTTAAAAACACTGTCGGGTCGCCCAGCATGTCAGCCCGGAACGAACCGACGACGAGATTTGCCGCCTCAACGCAAAGCCCCTTTGTCGCCGGGGCGGCTTGCGGCGCCCGCTCAGCCAGCAGCGCAACGGCACTCGGCCTCATGGCCCCAGGAGCCATGAAAGTGCCGAATCTCAGGTTCCCTCGCTGTTCAGTCCCAAACTGGACGGTCATATGCCGAACAGCATCTTTTGCTACGATAGCACTAGAAAGAGCCTCAATCGCAACTTTGTCCGCGCCAACTATCATTAAATCGGTTTTCATCATTGGTCCCTTTACGCGATAGAATTGTATTCTTCATCCGTCATGTTGGCGAGCATTGCACGAGATGCGTCAAGAACAGCTTTTGTCTCGGCCATTCTTTGCTGCTTTGGATTGATAAAACTTTGCTGTCCAGTAAACTTGACGATATTAACTGACGACTGAGGGTCCATCAACTT